AAGTATACAAGCAACTTCAAGTTCTCAAGGTTAGTAGCAACCTTTGAATGCATAATTGTCATTGAGAACTTACCCTTATTATCACCACAAGCCTTCTGCATTGCAGTATTAAGTGTAGCCCCGTCCATAACACCCTTCTTGCCCTCGCTGTTCTCAACAGCCGTGATGTTATGTGTATGCTTTTCTACGAACTCTGCACCTGCTGTATCTGTCATATTGAAGATACCGTTGATTATATGAACAATAGTATCCTGGTCTATCTCATCCCAATACTCTGAAATCTGCTGTGCGATATTCTCCATAAAGTCCTCACCAGCAGTAATGTCGTATGAGAAGTCCTTCTCAGTCCAAGCATTTGCTCTACCAACAACTACTCTTGAATGACTGAATGTTACTGTACTATTTGATGTGATATCTGTTACACCATCGTAATTTACAGGAATTGAACCACTAATAAGTCCTTTTAAAGGTGTTGTAATGTAGTTTCCACCTGCCTGGTCTGCCATAGCAGAAATTAAGTCCTGCCTCTGTCTAATTGCCCTTGACTTTACAAGTTCGTTAAGCTTTGTGTTAGGTATTCTATCAACATACTTTTGAAATACCTCACCATTAAAAATCTTTGAATCGAATAAACTTGGCATTATTCTTTACCTCCTAAAAATTGATTTCCATATTTGGGTTATTGTTAGCCGCCGCCATAAGCTCTGACAATGTTTGTCTTGCTGGCGGTGTGGGTGTTTGTGTTGGCTGTACGAAAGAAGGCTGAGGCTTTGCTGGTGTTGGCTCTGGTGGGGTTTCCACCACAAATGCATCTGCATTACTCTCTGTGTACTGCTTTACAAAATCATTAGCACCCATTATTTCGTTCTTATCATTCATTTTGAGATTCTCATTTATCAATGAATTTATAAAATCTCTTTTTGCCGCATTGCTTGAAAACTTTTGCGTGTTAGCAAATTCCTTTACTGCAAACTCATAAGCCTGTTCTGCAAGCTGTTTCTGATAGTTCTTTGTGTCTGTGTCGTACTTCGTTTGAAGTGTTGATAAGTCTGTTGATAATGTTGATAACTTATCTGCATCTGCCCCTGCCTGCTCTAACTGTTGCTTAATAGTAGCGATATCAGTATCTCTTGTTGCTATGTTGTTATTAAGTGTTTCAATCTGTGTATCTCTTGTCTTAATATCATCATCGTATTTCAACTTTGATACATAAGCACCTTCACTTAAATCGACAAAATTTGCATTAGCGTCTTTTGACAACTGCTGGAACTGTTCATAATTTAGTGTTCCACCCTCTGCCTTTTCAAAAAGCTCTTTTACATTCATTTTTCAAATCTCCTTTACATTCTTTATATCCGTTATTTGTATATCCGCATTACGGTTTGCGGTGAATGTGCATTCTTTATATGCCTTTATGCTGGGCTATATAATAAATAGCATAAAGCTAATTATTGCCACTTTGGTAAATGTTCCAAACGGCTGATATTCCTGCCGAAAGTCCTGAACATAATATAGGTAGTAGAATAGCTTTCCAATCTGTCCAGGTGGATGGTAATGTGCCACTTAATACTGCACATAATTCAGGTATTGCTATTCCTAGGAATGATTGAATAAATGTCTTAATTGCTCTTACTTGCCAATCTTTCATTTCTCTTTCAACTCCTTCATATCAGTTTCTAACTGTTCTATCTTTGTTTCTAATACTGGTATTCTACGACCAAAATCATTATGTCTTTTAACTTCATCAGTTAAATTCTGTATCTTGACATCTGTTACTGCCTGTGCTGAAACTAACTGATTTTCTACTTTCTTATTACTCTGTGAATTAGTATATACAACTCCGATAAGAGATAACACCCCAACTATTATTGACGATATTAAGCCTATAATTGCATTTACCATAATATATCTCCTTGTTGACTAATTTACATATAAAACAAAAAACGCATAACACAAAGGGGTCTAGACCTTTATGCTATGCGTTTTTAAAGGAGGACTCTTGACAAAAAGCAAGATTACGATTTCCTTACATAAATTATTATATAACAAGTTTAATCAAATGTAAAGTGTTTTTGTTTATTTTACTGATATTTTATGATATCCGCTAACACTTGTCCTATCCTTTTTGGTAGACAATCCACACGCTTTGCTGAAAGCATTATACTGTTGTGTATATTTATTTATCTTTGCCTGATACTCTTCTGCTAATTTTCTATCTCCACTTTCCCTCGCCATTATCTGTCCGTCTTTTGCTTTTCGTATTTCTGTTTCAAGTTGTCTTTGTTTCATTGTGCATTGATAAAATGTAAGGTGTTTTCCATTTGAAGTTGTGTACCCTTTTTCATTCTTATCAAGTATTGCTTTTAATTGTTCATCAGTATAATTAGGTTTAGCGTGTCCTATTATTATTGAATATGCAAAATGCCGACAATTCAAAGTGCCTATTGCTCTTGCTATGCTATCAAATTTATTACCTTTGACATCTTCAAAAGACTCATCGCTTTGTAGCTTTTCATATTCTTCGTTAGTGAATTGATGTCCTTGTATAGGAGCGTGGTCAGGAGCGGGAAACTGGTGTACTGATAATTCTTTTCCATCTGCTTCAAACTGTCTGCCTGTTTCATCTTGCATACCTTGATATACTGCTCTTATACCGTCTAATATATTTCTTCTAACTGCTGTGTCAAGTCGCTGAGTGTGTACTTTTCCACTTTCTGCTTGATATGTTACATACCTAATACCACTTTCATTAAGCTGTTTTAAACTTCTTCGCATAGATGTATGATAGTCAATAACTCCACTTGTGCTTGCTTGTACGGCTTCATCTATAATAGTTTGATATGTTTCTGCTATTGAGGTGGGTTTTAATACCTTTGGGTTTTTCAAATCTCTTATCATAAATGCCTGTGCTTTTGATATATTCTTATAAGTATTTGCTGTTTGCTGTGCTATACTATTTACTATCTTTTGTAGTGGTTTATTTTTCTCATAAGGTATGAATGGTTTATTCCTATAATCATAAAACGATTTAGTATCAATGTATGTGTCTTTTGCAACTGTTTTGATTATACGCTTTATTTCTTTTATTTGTAAACCAGACAATTCAGCAAGTTTCTTATTTATCTCTCTAACATCATTTCCCGACTTCAATAATCTCTGAAGTTTATAAATATCAGACGGCAATAGCGTGCCTATTTCCTTGACACGCTTCGCTATCTTTGTTATTACATAAAGATTGATTTCTTCCTGTCTGTCTATTAGTGGTTGTATTAACTTATCAATACTATCATCACTTAACATACATTATTCTCCTATAAATAATAATCATTATTAGTTAGATTATATCTTACATTAAATATAGCTCTTGCCACATCATCTAGTATCTGGTGCCATATTGTATAATACAAGTTACCCTGCAAGCTTCCATCATCTTGAATAGGAAATTTACAATGTAATAATTCGTGTATAAGTGTTAATTCCTGTGGTTGCTTAAACCATAAATCATCTGGTATGGTTTTTCTTATACTAATTCTAGCACATTTTTCTGCATACACGCTTTCACATTGCCCTGCCCAATCTTCATTAAAATTATCAGTATGTGCAAATACAATTTTCCAATCCTGCAATCCTAATAATTCAATATAGAATTTAGCACATGCTTTTATCTGCTCTACATTGTCAAATTTATCAATATAATTACTCATTATATAATTTCCTCCTATATATCCCAAGGGTCGCAGTTGTCACAATCTTCACAACCATTATAATGACATAAGGTACAACAAAACATTGATTCCCAACCGTCACATTCCCATTCACAATCATTACAAGGGTAGTCATCATCAAATTCATTACTCGTTATCATCTGGTATATCCTCTTCACTTGTACTATCATCATTATCAAGTGACTGAATTGAATTTGTTTCAGCATTAAGTTCAGCTGTTTGTCTTGCTTCCCCATCAATTATATTTAATGCGGCTTGTGCCTGACTCTTAGTTTCACCAAAATACCACATTCTAGTTTCAATCTTGCTTGCAAGTCCATTCTGCATAAGTGTAATTCGCTTTGACAACTCGCTTTCAATATCAACTATAATACTATCATCCCACTCAAAAGATATTTCGTAATCGTTTGGTTCTGTAACATTATACAAGGTACAATATACATCCATTATATATACTACATCACGCAAAGTATCTTCAAGTGCCTGTTGTATATCAGCGTTAGTGGCATAACTTCTCTGCTTTAATATCTTCAACTCTGTGGCTGTTTTTGCTTCTGTTGTCGCCGCTTCTGATAATGTTCCTCTACTTAATCCCGTACAATCTTCAATTCTCATAAGTATTGCATTAAGTCCGTTAAGAAGTGAATCATCTCTTAAACCAGGACTGAATATATTGTAGGTATCTTCTGTATTGAGGTCAATTTTTCTAAACAATCTTTCCTGTGCAATAGGTCGTTTTGTGGTATTATTACCATAAGCATCTGTTTCAGTTTTTAGTGCATCTCTATCAACATCAATTGCAAGTTCTCCACCCTCAAACTCCCACAAAAGCCTTGAATACTGCATATCTGCGTCTTTGATAAGATTTACAACTCTACTATAACCACTAACACCTAATGGACTATATGGGTCTATTGTGTTGGCTTCAGGCATTTTAAAATATGCAAATAACAATCTGTCTACTTTATCAATAGTAACCTCTGGTTGCATATCTGCCCACTCAGGAACATCTGTTAATAGTATTTGTTTACCTAATGTATCAACTCCGTGCTGTCTTGTGTCTGTAGCTGTTGCTTTATATGCCGTATTCGTAATGGTAACCGTCTGATTAGCTGTATCTAATCTATGATATTCAACACGACTGTATATTACATTTTTGTCTATTTTCTTTTGTATAAATGCCGCTTCAAGCATTTTGCCTGTGGCATCAAATGCTAGTGGGTAAAAATCATCTGCCTGAACAAAGTCAAATTCTATCTGTGCATTTACTTTGTTTTCGTTTATTTTAACACCCTCTACAACCTCGTTACCACCGTTGGTATTCATTGTATTTGTATTAAGTAATACAATGTATGGCTTTATTACTAATCCACCCTTTGCAATGCCATATTCAAGTTGCTGTCTTACAACTCTTAACAACTTCTTATACTGACTATTTAAGAAGTCCGTTCTGTCCGACCTTATAGGTTGTTCTACTTCATTTTCGCCACTTTGTTGCTTATGATTAGTATATTCTGTTGTTGTTTGTGTTTCAGTAGGCTGTTGTGGAGCTGTTATTATTGATTTCATTTCAAGTGTAGCCATTCTTGCTTTCTCACTTGCTATAAATGAAGGAATATTCATTGATGTTATTCTTACAGGACTATCTCTATCAGGTTCATGTAACCAAGGTGCTTTTCCTTCATACATTTGTCCCCATAATGTTATTGCTTTGGTCATTTCTGTTGAAACAACTGTGTCTGATTTTAAAGTGCTAATAAGTTCTTTTGGTTCAATCATTTTTCTAATCCTCTCTTTCAATTTTGATGTAAAATTGGAAAATAACATAATATTCCTCCTTACTGTCCACGCCGCTTCCAAACTTTTTCCATTGCATATCGTACCGCGTCAATTTGATGATTGTTACAATCAGGATAACCACTTATAATTTCATCGTCCTTATCCCTCTCATACTCATACTCCACAAACTCTTTTAATGTCTCAGGACACCTGTTTGGGTCTATGTATATATGATTAAGTGATTGTAGCCATTTCATTGAATAGTTTACGCTATCAGGTCCTTTTTCTGCTCCTCTAGCACCATAACCACCATAGGAACGATAATCTGATATAGACTTTTGCTCTGCACTATCACAAGTAACTATTTCATCCGGTTTTAGATACTTCTTTGCTTTGTATAGTGTATTAAATGTATTGATATTGCTTTGTTTATTGCACCTATATTCCCTAAATATATACAAATCACGCTTACTAGGATTATAATACATTTTGTTGAATGCAAATGGGTCAGGAAACCAACCCCAGTCAATACCATTATATATTCTGTCAAATGTATTTATCAAATCATCATTCATATACATAGGTACAACATTTTCAAATACATTTCCACCGGTTCCAACGGGTACTCCTAAATATTCGTGTTCATATGCCTTTGGATTAGTTTCTTTTAAGTCTTCTGCCTCGTCTATGAACTGTTGTCCTAACCAATCAGTGGGAACATCAAGATAGGTATTCCTTGTAACAAGTGTGTTTTCTCTGTGTAAACTGTCAACTGCATACTGATTAGCCCAATTAAGATTACTTATAGGTGGGTTAAATGAACGAAAATCCCAAAATGTTTCACCACCACGCATTGTTGACTGTAATACTTTTCTTATTTCTTTTTCACCACTATACTGGTCTAACTCCTCAAACCAAGTAATACCTATATAACCAAATGGTAACTTCACAGACTTTACTTTGTCAGGGTCATCAAGTCCAAAAAACATTATTCGTTGTCCTGTTGGCTTGTATATAATAGGATTTGATATTGTTCTTGGTATATGAAAGTATTTCTCAAGTCCTAGTGTTGTTATAGCCCAAGTAACCTGTCCCCACACACTATTCTTCATTGTATTACCAACTTTTCTAAATACAAGTGCGTGACAGTTAGGATTTTGAATTATAAGTAATACTATCATTATACTAATAAACGATGATTTTGTACTACCTCTTCCACCTGCGTGAACATAGTGTGTATGCTTATGTTCAAATATATCGTCCATTACATCATCAAACATTGGTATAACGGTTTTATTCAAATCAATGTTAATTTCCATTATATACCTCCGTTTATGCTTGCATACCTTTATCCATAGTATATCTTATATAATGAACATTGCCTTTGTAATCATCGAATGTATGTGCAAAAAATAATATCTCTTTTGGTTGTAATCTTGTTAGCATTTCATTATACCCATCCATAAATAATTGTCTAGTTTCTTTATTTTGCATACAACCTACATTAGATACAGCTACAATACCACCTTCAGGTTCGCCGTCAAAACACCATTCGTAGCTCTCTTTATCACTCCAACATATTGTAGGTATAACAGTCAAACCATTTTCCTGCCACAAAGCCGCAACCCAATGTTTTCTATAATGATTAAATATTTGTACTGCTTTTGGAAAATCTATATACATACTGAAATCAGGACTTAATACTGCTCCGAATTGACTTAGAAATTCTGTATATCTGTTTGGTTTATTCCAAACTCTTTCAAATTGTTGGTCGTATAAAAAGAAATTTACACCCAAACCACTCTTTTCCTTGCTAGTCGTTTGTGCGTAATTGAAACCTATCCATTCTTTTATATTGTCAACATTATATACTGGTTCAATAGCTGGTATATCATACTTACCAACGCCATTAAATATTCTATCTTCTAAATTAAGGTATTCTGACATTTGTTTACCTCACTTATATAAATAAAAAATGTGGAAATGCGGTGTAATAAAAATAACAAAAATCTTGAGAAGTGATAAACTTCTTGTCAACATAGTTATTGCATTTCCACATGATAGCCCTTGTTGGAATTGAACCAACGATAATGGAGTCAAAGTCCATTGCCTTAACCACTTGGCTAAAGGGCATTAAGGCTTGTGGATTCAGGTTCACAAGCCGTTATTAAGTTGTTTTAGCACCGGAAACCCGATAGGTGCTAGTGGAAGATGTTGGAATTGCACCAACCCATTATCATCCTAGTGTATATGCTCCTCACTACATCAATCTTCCTTGTTGTCTAGTTTTAAGAATTTATAATAATTCTCGGTTATTTCTACCGTTTGAAATTGATAACCACATTCTTTGCACAACCGTCTGCGGTATGGAACATCGTATTTAAACCTTGTATCAAGTACCATTGTGTCACCGCAACATTTAGGACATTCCATCATACTAAACAACCTCCTAACAATATAATAGTTGAGTAGCAGGAGTGGGACTCGAACCCACAACCTCAAGGCTATGACCCTTGCAATCTTCCATTGATATATCCTGCGATAACTGAATGAAGTAAAGGGGTTTAAACTTCATTCAGCGTTCCCGTAGTCAACGGGAAAAGGTAAAAAGAAAATGTAGTGATAATGAAATATCTACAATGCCTACCTATTCCTATGTGTGTTATTTAGTAGGTGACCGCTGGCAACAGCTCGTATCACATAATCGGTCTTATATATTTATGTTTCCACACTTACATCTGTTTTCTTACGCTCTATAACAAGTTTAATAGAACTCTCTTCTGTTGATACATTCTTACCAGCCATATCAACTTTTCTTCTTGCAAGCTCTATCGCCGCTCTTGTTCTTTCGGATAGTGATGCATCCAATCCAAACTGATCTTTTACTTCGCCACGCATAACACTTGTGAAGTATTGCATTATTTCATCAGCACTTGCTATCTTT